CCTTCCGGCCAATCAGGCAACATCTTCAACCGCTTCATCTGGAGTACCAGGCGCTTCAGTCGTGCTTGTTGCATCTCTTGGTTAAGTTGTGAGTAGACGCCACCCAAAGTACCTTCGAGTTCTTCTGTCATGCGGCGGACCTCAAAGGCCGTCGTACGCTCAGAGTCTCGAACAGTAGATGCACCCATCAAGAATGCTTGGGACACTTCACGGGTCTGCCGTTCCAGTTCAGCGGCGCATAGTTGCATACCGTTATTGTTCTGGAATTGAAGCATGACCACGTCTTCAGGGTTGCCAACAATGATGTCACCGTTGTCAGCCTTTGCGAAGCGTCGGCGTAGGTTGATACCACCAGCCGCGTTAGGTCGGATCATAGTGACGTTACGTGATGCCATAGCGGCACCGTCGATCAATGACTTCGAAAGTGCATCGATAGCGCGGAGGTCGGGGAGGTGTTCCTCGACCTTACCACGACCGTAATCCTCACCAATAACAGACGTGTATCGTAGGGCGTTGTAGGGGAGTACTTCATACTCGCCTTGTGAGCCCGATACGACCTTACTGTTGATCTCTTGGTAGACCTTAAAGACACCCTTCTTATCCAGTTTGATGTGGGTGTAGAGGGGGACGCGAGTCTGAGAGAAGTCGTCAGTTGCAATCATTGCCCGCGCCTCTTCAGGTAGGGCTTCAGGGGAAAGGTATTCCTCTGTGATGATCTCTTTAAGTGCGCCGGACATATCGCGACTTACGCAATACTGGTCCAGCCTGAAGATCCGAATTGAATTGTCCGGTTGCATAAACTCAAGACAATTACCAGTGACAAGTAGGTACTGGAGGGCGAGGTTAGTGGAACGTCGCCACTGCTTTCGCTCAATCTCGGATTGAATTAGTTTTTCGGAAAGTACGAGACCTTGTTCGATGTCATTACTTACCGCCATTTCCCCTGACATGATCCGTGCCTCGGGAGGAACGTCTAGTTTGAAACTAGGCTTTCCCGGTGGATACATGGCTACCATTAGACGCGACGCCAGACTTACTGCGGCACGCGCGCCTAAACCTTGATAAGGCTCCGGAAGGACAGCAAACTCGTTGTGTCCCTCCGGAGGCATCAGTGCGGGAATAGTCAAAGCGGCACAGTCTCTGGCACGTCTCAGATAGGGGTCGCGTTTCCGCTTCATCATCTCGTAACGAGACTTGGCCGTCTCTGCCATTGTGTTCCCCTTACTGGTTAGTGTTAACGCCGGTTCCTACCGACTTGCCGCCACCAGTGCCCAACTCAATTCGGAGTTGACCACGAGTACTCTTACCCAAGTTCTTACGGCGACTTGCTTCGGTGTAAGCCGAAGAGTCTGGCAAGGCTGACGCGCTTGCGCTAGGTGCCGTAGGTGCTGGAGGAGGTGGTGGTGCGGGCGGTGGTGCCGGGGGTGCTGAAGAGCCTCCACACATAATTAAACCCTCTTTCTAAAGATATAGGCTCGGTGTCCGAAACCTAATTTTTCAAATAATCGCGCGGTGCGATCAACCTGAATGCCTGTGGAAACGCCTATCTGTATGTCTTTACATCCGACACTACGCGCCCATTGTTCATAGGCCTTGATAAGACGTGGTGCGGCGGTGCCTCCACGGCGCTCTGGATCAACGTACAGTATTAAATCTGCGGCCACCTTGTCGTTACCGAAGAAGTGTTCAAACGCCATACCAGCGAATACGCCGATTACTGCGCCATCTTCTTCTGCCACAAAGAGACAGTAGTTGTCCGGTTGCGCTACTTTGCGATCCCAAAGTTGTCGAGCCTTGTTGATGTCGAAGTCGTAATGACTGAACCAAGACTCGTGATGCATATCTTTCGCCAGTTGAACTGAGTACTCGACATCACCCTGAGACATTTCTCTAATCAACATCTCCGCCCTCCAAGTGGTCGTTTTTGACGGCCACTAACTCATCGATAAATTCACGCACAGCCGCGTAGCGGTGGGCATCAATTACATCTTCAGTTCTGCTGATACAGCGGTGGGGGTAGAGGGAGTCCAATACATCAATGAAGTGCATTACAGACTCTGTTATCTCGGTATCTTCGATACCTTGTGTTTCATTTAGATCACTCATGGGCAGAAGCCCCCTCTGTAAGGTGTTTCCACGAAACCGGGAATAGTGGTTGGATTATCTTGTCCCACTCAATCGCGAGTTGCTGGATCTCGTGTTGGGCGTGGGCGTCGATACGTTGGCGGTATGCCCGGGCGAAGGCGGCGAGAGATCCGGTGACGTAATACTCGGTCATCATGCTCATTGGTAGGACCATACGGGCCTGTTCAGGGGCTACCCCCTTGTTGAGCATGGTGTGGTAGATGTCATCACACATAGCGACTGCCGTCTCGTAGGCCAGCTTCAGGGTCTTCTGGTCCTTATGAGCACCTCCGGCACCCTGCTTGATGCTACCGTCTGGGCGCTCATGCCACACAGGCGGGACGTAGTACTCAGGGGCGTCGAAGACGTAGCGTCTTGAGACCTCGTTGTACGTAAATCCGACCATGTGCTTGAAGCGCTGACGTGCCACGAACATTGGAACCCTCTCACGCAGTGTGATCTGCGGGTGTGAGAAGGGTGTCCAGTGGTTGTGGACAGCCAAGTAGCGGATCAACCGCTCATCACTTGGGCTGTACTCTTTGGCCTCTTTGTGAAAAGACACCTTTGCCGCATTGATCACGGTGAGGTCAGACCCCATGTGGTCGATTAGTTCAGCGGTTATGTTCATACGTTTTCCTCTTGTTAGTTAAATGGGTCTTCTTCTCCACCATCAACTTTGTCTAAGTATCTGAGCCGTAGTTGGTGTTCTAACCACAGGGCCCGTGTGTACTCACGAACGAAGGCGTGGGCGAACAGCGCTGAATACAACGCCACCACCCACGCAAGCACCGCAAGACCCCACATTCCGAACTCTTCTGGTGCCATAGTTTTACCTCATCGAATTGGACAAGCGCCGGTCGCGCACTCATCATCCATGATCTCGTCGAAGCTGTTTGCTTTCTCGAGATCTACTGGACTCAGCTTTGCAACATACTCGTCGTAGATTTCCTTGGTGGTCACTTCTTGTGGAAGGTACAGGTAACCAAGGTCTGCGGCAGTCTTCGAAGGGTCTGCACGAAGAATGAACGACACACCGACGTAGCTGTCCCAGTTGTTCAGCAACCAGTCCACAATGTCCTCTACTTCAGAGGGGTCGTAGCTGATTGTCACTGAGCAGTTCTGCTCGACGTAGTGGTCCATCATCATCTTGTAACGATCGAGTTGGACAAGTGCCGACTCCATGTTGACGTGCTTACCATCGACAACATCGAACGAGACGTCCTTCCACTCAACAGGGAAAGTCACCAGCACTGCGTCCTTGTCCATCGGGTTATCGAAGACACGGTAGCCAGCCTCACGCAGGATCGGGATCACCGGGTCATGCTTAGAGAAGTTGATGTTGTTCAGGATGTACTTACCCAAGGGCTTATGTACACCTTCAGTGGTGTCCATGATCTTAGACAACGTGCCGCTTGGCTTGATTGTTGTCACATTTTTCGGACGGGGTTGGTTCAACTCGTCGGCCATTGAGTAGGCCGCCTGAACCACAATGTTACGCAACGACTTAAAGTCGTAGGTATCCATACCACTACGAACCACACCGGTAACACCCACACCGCACAAGTGCAGGAACTGGTTGTTCTGGTGCCACGCGTCTTGCAGGATACCGTCGTTCAAGTTGACGCAAGTCTGGCGGTAGTTCGCACGAGCGATCAGTTTGGCCGCGTAGTGCAGACTGTGT